AGCTAAATCTTTTCCTTCCCCTCCATAAGAACCGCCTTCTATAACTTTTTTAATCATTGATTCAAATTCTTTATCTCTTTTTTGGGCATATTCTGGAATATTAGATCAGCTTTTATTATATTGTTTTCTAACATACTGTCCAAATTTTGCATTTTGTAAAAACAAATCTTTTTGATTCTTTATTAAAAAATTATTACCTATCTTTTCTTTAACATTTCTTAAATGTAAATGCAAATATTGATAACCATTTTCCAAAATTTTCACCCCCTAAAATCTCTAATAAAAAAGAGGGGTACCCGCAAGGGTACCCCTAAATTGGAGACTATAAGGGTCTCCCGCATATTTAATTTTTATTTTACTACTCGCCAGGAGTGAGTTCCTCTTCCTCTTCCTTAGTTGTAGTAGCGGTATCGAAGATACTATTGGTATAAGGCATGTCAGCCGCAGCTTCACTAGTTACACCTTCGCCATAAATGTCAGCACCCTGGGTACGATTCTTGTGACCAAGAACTGTCTTATCAGCATAGTTGTGTCCGCCGGCGTCAGTAGGATCGACAATCTGGAGGGCAGCCATAACTTTCTTAGACTTATTGAACTTAGTATAAGCAGGGAAGGCGTCAATGGTAAAGGTGAAGGTAGAAGGATCACCAGAGTTTGCCATTGTAAAGGTGAAGTTAGATTGGATCTTACCACGAGGAATAATAAACTGAGCAGGTAAATCTTGACCAGTAACCTCGTCGCGGAAGAGAGTGTCAGCTTCGATGTAGTAGTAACCAGCAAAGCTCTCAGCGTCAATTTGAATTTCCTGAGCGCCCTCAGTGTGAACAGTGTAGCAGTCAATACGGACAGTGTTGCCACCTTTTACTTGACTATCGGTATAGTTAGTATTATCGGTATCTGCAATCTTAAAGTAAACTGCATCAGAAGCACCTAATTGAATTTCGCTGTCTTTTACGGTAGCAGCAGTTTCAAGAGCAGCATCAGTATAAATCTCCGCAGCTTTAACCGCAGATAAGAAAGTCTTAGGACCACCAGCGCTGTCTAAGATAGTAGCATAAATAGGAGCCTCTTTAGAAACTACAATGGTATCACCATTACGAACATCCGCGGGAAGTTTAACATAGAAGTTATTACCAGCAGTCTCAACAACTAGATCGTAAACCTGGTGAGTATAGATCTTTTGACCAGGATCTGTTCCAGCTGCCGCCCGACCTTTAACAATGCCTGCACCAGAAAGCATAGAGAAGCTAACAGGAGAAATAAGAGCATCTTCAACAGTAAAGGTTAGAGTTTTCTCGCCGTCCCAACCAATTAGACGGGGATTACCTTTTCCACCTTGTGCATAAACTGTAGTAGAAGCACCTTCAAGAGAGCTAGTCTTAGCTGTATCAAGATAAAGAACAGGCTGGCCAGCGTCAAAGTGTTGGTTACCGATATCTACGGCGGTTAGAGGACGAAAAACGACGTCGCAGATCTCGCGTACGCCCATACGCATAAGCATTACCTCCTTTATTAAAAATAAATGGATAGAAAAAAATTGTATACAGTCTTTTCCTTTTGTAATTTATAAAGTTCGCGCTCTTTATAAATTCCTATATATTTAACTTTGTCAAGGCACAAAGATAAATAACTAATATAGATTACGATTTCAGTCAGGAGGAGCTTCCATTTTTGAAGTATCCATTAAAGGCATTGAAGACACTCGCATATAAAAATCAGAAGCTTCTTTGCTAAAGAATCTTTTAAAAGCATCATATAATTGAAATGGAGTATAATTAAAGAAAATGTTTATATCCATTTGCATTCCAATAGACAAAACAGAACAATAATCTGCAAATAAAGACTGTTCTCCTTCTGCTGCAGCTTGCTGCGCATGAACTTTTTCACGACCTTTTTTAATCTTTTCCGCAATTTTTGCAGCCATATCATTTGCAGGATTATAATCAGGTTCTCTTTCACTATCATTCTGCGGAATAAAAGCATCAGATAATATATTTTGAAAAAACTCAAAATTAAAAGGATGAATACGCCCAACTATCTGATCTTCTATTAAAAAATCAATCGCTCCTTCAGAAATATTTATTTGATAATTTGGAAAAATTAATTCAAATAAATTAAAAATCATTTCTTTAACAGTAGGATCTTCCTCCATCATAATCAGTAATAACTGAAAATCGGATAATATATCTAATTTAAAATTGCCCTGTTTAACACTTTCAGTAAATTTTTCCATTTCAATTAACATTTGAATTGCGACTAAAAAATCATCTTCTCCAAAAAGAACTATGTCTTTAATTCTTGGCTGTGTCATAAAAATGTTAGCCCCTTCTATTGGAAGGGGCTGACCTGAAAGTATTAAACCAATTTTTCTTTTATCTCCTTTTATTCCCATATAAAATCACCTTATCAGGCTCCTCCATTAAGGTCTTGATAAGAAGGTAAATCTGGATCTAAGTTTTCGCTATCATCAGGACGTCCATGCGTTGCAATATATCTTAAAACAATTCCACCTAAATATTCATTCATTACCAATTCACTTGCGCCCATAAATTGAAGAGTGCCGATACCAGAAAGTTTAGTTTCATTTAACATACCATCTATATAACCTGCAATTTGATATGGACGAAGTTTGTAATCATCTAATTCCCAATAGTCAAGATGACAAATAATTGAAAAAGTAATAGTACAATCTCTATAATGTGGATTACTTGTAGGAATAAAATCATCAAATTCTAAAAGAATATATGCTTTTACTTCTTCATGTTCTCCAAATTCTAATTTAGGAACGTTTTTAATATATTGTTTATCTTTCAAATCTTGAAGATTATAATTATTAATAATTTCTTGATATTGTACCTGTTCTTCATCAAGACAGTCCGCAGTATTAATTACCAATAATTTTTTTAATTTATCACTATATGGACGACTTTCTACAAATAATTTTCGTCAGATAGTCTCTTGATCGGTTTCGCAGGAAAGAAAAGTTGATTTAAAATTTTTAGCTAACAAGGCCGAGGTCTTTTTCATCTTTATCTCCTGTAAATGATCCAATAGTAACAGGGAAAGTAACAGTTTGTTCTTCTTCATCTTCATTTATAAAGGTACAAGTTAAAACAAATTTTCCTTTGCGGCCAGTTAAAACTTCTATCTCACATTTCTTTCCATCTTGAGTTAATATTTTTACAAGTTTAGGATTATCAATAGAAAACGTCGCATTTTTCCCTTTTACAGTATATGTATAGAATCCATATGGAGAAACTTTTGCTGGCCCAATAATATATTCACGTTCTCAATCTATATCTACTGTAAGAGCATATTCTCCATATTTTATAATATAAGAGCCAATTGCTCCATCATGAATACGTACTTTACACATATTACCATTATTCATAACATCAACAATTTCAACTCTAGGATTATCTAAGATAGTTCATTTAGAATTATCATCTAGATATTCTTTTGGAATATAATATCCAATTGTAGCATCTTGCGGGACTGTTGTCTCTCCAATAATTACACTATTAGGAATGTCCGCAGTCTTTTTAATTTCTGGGAGCTCTGCAATCGGATTATCATAATATTCTTGAACTTCAATTTCAAGTATTCCTGGAACAGAAATACTGTCAGTAACCTGAACTTCTCATATATGATTATCAACTTTAATATGAGTAAAACGTTCAAAAAATGCTCGAGTTTGTGCATTTAATTTAATATAAATAGTTCCTGATAAATTTAATTCATTAATATTTATTCCTCTTTTAATAAATCATCTTAAATCTGTTTCAGTTGGACCTTGAAAATATATCCAATATTCTTGATCATCAATTGTCATAGTATATCTACATCTAATAATTTCAGATCGTAAATATGCAGTTTCAGTTAAAACAGGTAAGTATACCATCCAGTGAGTATTATCATCTAAACATTCAAATACATCCCCAGGTTCTAAACCTGCATCATATTCAACTGATAAAATCTTTTTGTCATAATCAGATTTTAAACCACTAGTATTATGATTTATTAAACAAGGCCAGGCTTCATGAGTAGGAGTGCGAATCATCCTTGATTGATAGTCATCTCCCAAGGCAGCTTGTAGACTTCTTAGTTTTTGTTTATTAATTCGAGCGAGTCTACTTCCTCCATTGTACTGCAATCGCGCACTAAGAGTTTTAAATGACATCAGTATCCTCTTTTCTTTCAACACTCGTAGCAGAACTTTGAGAATAGCCTAATAAAGCTCCAATTAATAATCCTGCAGCATTAATAGTAGTTACTCAAGGGTCTAAAGATACCCTCCAAGCAGGTCCGATAACGCTTAAAAAGGTAGCTAAAGCTGGACAAGCAATTAATCCAATCCATTTAAGGCAACTATATAGTTTAAAAGGAAAAATATATATTCTTGATGTATCTTCCATATTTTAGCTACCTCCTATTTTTTAAAAATATTCTGCAACTTTGTCTAATAAACTACAGCATTCAAAAATAGTGCGGCGATATAACATAAAATTATCACTTTCGTCTATTTCTTTTAATCCTTGTAATTTACATACTAAAGTTATTAAAGGTTCTAATGTAGAAAAGAGCCCTTGCATCCCTAAAAGTTCTATAATAATTGTTTCAAGAGGTTTTTTACAATCTTTTCCTTCTTCTTTCATAGGGAGCAGTTTAAAAGTCTGAGATTGCAACCTTTTTAAATTATGACGTATCGCGGCATTATCTACCTCAATATTATAAACACTAATCATAATATCGTGTATCAGATGTATCCATGATTCGAGCAAAGGTCGAACCATATCCTCCACTTTTAACTTTCTTGCGACGATTGTAAAGTCTTTGCAAATGGAAACCTTTAGTTTCATATTCTTTTTTCAAAGCTACTAATTGTTTAATATGACTTGCTTGAGAAGTAAATTTAAAATCACTTCCACTATATTTTTGCTTAACTAAATCAATATTAGCTAATTGATAACCGAGCCATTCACTAATCATATATTGACGAATAATCATCATTTCTTCATTAGTTAAAGAATCACTAAAAGTTTTTGCTTCTAAATCTAAATCAAAAATATTTTTTCGAGGAAACTCAAAATGAGGAATAGCAGCTAATAAAATTTCTTCTAATAACTCTTTTGTATCTTCTAATGTCATTTCCATAAACATATCATCTGTAATCCCCGCAAGGAAGAAATCATACATTTCTTCAAAAGTTGTAACGGAAGAAGTGCTATCTGACATTTTGCCCTCCTTCCTTAAAAATTAATGTCGAATACGGCGTCCAGTTTGAGAAGATTGAGTATTGTTTAAACGACGATGTGTCGGTGTTGTGTCTTGATCGTTATCTTCTGCGACAGCTTCACTAAACTCAATCATTTTATCTATATTAACTCCTGTCATCTTTGAAATAATTTTACGACGATTGGAGTCAGGAATTTTCCATTTAACAGCATAGTCCGTAAGCATTTCTCTAATACCTTCTGGAGCAAAATCTAAGGCATCTTCTAATTCCTCTATTGGAGAAGATAAATCAGTTAATACACGTTGAATATCTTTAATTGTTCAGTCATATTCAACTAAATCAGAGGGAATATTAAATTCTTCTCTCATATCTTTATCTTTAACACACAAATAATTATGAATTAGTTCTGCTCCACCAACCGTATAGT